TTTCAGGCGTCATCGGTTTGCTTTGTTCCGCACGGCGTAAATCCATGTCGCCCATGTATCTCGCACGGCGATTATCACGATCTTTGAAACACATAAAGTTGTCTGGATCAACTGATTGGAAGTCTGGGGCTTTGATGAAAGTGGATTCTAATTCTTTACCATCTTTCTCAAGAAGTAGTCTCATCGCTTCTGCATCTGATAATAGATCCGATTCGTAAGTGGAATTGACTATTTCACCATCATTCGGTAGCTCTGTTTTTTTCCGGGTCATATTTTACAGCCTTTGAATTTACTTCTTTTTCGTGAGTGTCTTGTCTGGTTCCCATCTTACTCAGCAGTTCGCCATGGGTTCCGATAAAGACTTTTTCCGCGTTAATTTGTTGGTTATGTGTGGTTACGCTAGCAACAGATTTTGCATCTTTGGTGACCTTATGTACGTCCACCAACGCTTTCGATGCTGATGTCATTTGGGCCATAAGTTTTGCAAACGCTTCCACCATCTTTGGATGTTCTGCTAGCATTACCTCTGGGGCCATGCTGATAGCGAGTTGCATCATAATTTCCTGCTGTGCTCTCAGGGTCGCTCTGGAGACGTTCAAGTCGTCTCGAAGGCTAGGATCTAGGTCTGCTAGGTCTTCGATTGGATTCGTCTTAGAAACGACCACAACGGGCTTAGGTCGGGTTTCCCCACCTAGTAGCCCATCAAGATCCCCAGTTTCCAGAAAATCGAATTCTTCTTTATCCATTCGGATATTCTTCCGTGGTTTGGATTATGTATGGATCAGTGATATCCGCAGATTCTGGGATAACTTCATTGGTTACCCTATAGATTGCAGCGGCATCATCTAATAGGTCTTCTACGTTACCTACAAAATTGACAATAGTTTTCTTGATAATATTGGCGGATTGAATTTGTGGGTACAGATACCCATACAATTCAAACGTCAAATTCCAAATTACATGGCGACGATCATCCGCCATCAACCCAATCATTTCCTCTTCTGGCTCGCAGTCGGTCAAATTGATGTAAATGTCCCGATCAACGACACCTGCTAAGGAAAATTCTTTTATCTTAGCGTTAAAATGTGGTTGGAAGTATGGCAAAATCTGTTCGATAATCTGCAACATATCATCTTCATATCTTGTATATACACAGACTTCAAATTCAAAATTGTATGGAACCGGGGCCAACTGTTTCTGATGAACCTTCAAACCATTCTGTTCTATAATATTCATCGAATATTGCAGGGTGTTAACTTTCCGAGATTTGTCGTAATACAACTTGCGCATGAAAAAACTCATGCGCGGTAAGATTGTTTGGAGGTCTGGAAAATTAGATACTCCGGCAGTATTTTGGTTCATGTTCTGCAAATATGCTACGAATTTTTCTTTCGATTGATATGTGATTGGAACGACCATCGGATCTGTTTTATCTGGCCGGAGGATAGTAACTTTGTTGAACAACGTACCCATCAGTACGACATAATTGCGTACTGACTTGTTGTATTGGTGGATATCATTTATCATTAGTAACTAGCCCCAAATGGATCGTTTTCATCAAATACTGTTAATACACTACCTTCCGATTGAATTTGATCAGATTCAGCAAAATCTGGGCGATCAATATCACCATGACTACTCATTTGGATCAGTTCATCCAGAATATCTGATGGGATATCAGTACCGTTAGGATCTGGAATGACAGATTGGTTAATAAGTGGCATATCTTCTCGACTGTAAGCAAATTTCTGTGCGGTAATCCGACGAAATGGTAATGTCCCGTTTGGATGGAATGGATCATCCTGTTCTACCCAAATGATTTCAAATAGTGCGGGTCTTCCTGATGCCGCCCGACGATCCCACATAACAAGATCACCCGGTCTTGGAATCATCCCATTAGTTTGATGTGCAAACATATCAGGCTGAACAATCAAATCAACCTCATCACTAACCGAAATACCAAACTTCGAATAGAAGTCTTGTTGTCCCTGCCAGCCGTTGTACGACTGTAGGTACATATTGACTTTGTAGTAATCTGTAAACTTGTTTGTAGAATCTTCACCAAAGATGCGATCTAGATTTGGGAGTTCTCTTTTGATGTACCAGAATTCTAATCCAGACATCTGGATAGATTCGGAAACCAGATCATTCAATAAACTCGATTCGGATACGATAGAATTATGATTAAAATATGGATTTCGAATATTATCCAACGTTCTTGGGTCATCAGTTTCAATTGATGCCCAAGCGTTTGTATTCCATAGTGGCATGAATTACTCCATATAAAACGGTAGTGGTTCTTGCAACATTAGTAGCTCTTTACGAAGTTCGGCGATTTCAGCCTGTGCTTCATCGTAAATCGCCTGACCATTTACAGTAATACCACCCGGTAATGGTTGACCATTGAATTTCTTCATATTTGTACCCCATTGCAGCTTGGTATACGCAGTCGCCATTTCCTTCAACCAACGGTTATTGTAAATCGATTGATTCATAAATGTAGCAGATTGAGTTGGGTCGGCAGATGTACCGCCAATGGTATACGCGTATGGGTTATGGTAATTCTGATCGGCGTTTGTAACAAACAATCCAGATGCGGCATCAGGTTGCGAAATATAGGATTGATCCACGTAAACACCGGATGCAACATAGCATTCGATAATTACAATCTGACCAACACTCAAATTACCTTCACTCAGAATTTTT